GTAGTATTTGTTGTTGTTGCAGCAGAGTTTCTAGCATTAATTAAAGCACCATTATTTGCCGGCGGTGTTCCTTTTACGTGCAATAAAAAAGATGGACTAGTCGTACCTATACCTACGTTACCTCCGTTCATGTAAGAACCACCGTTTGAAGCTATTTTAACAGTTGTTACGTTTGACGTACCTGTGCTTAACATAACTCTAGCATCAGTATTTCCCTCTTCATCGTAAACGTGTAAATCACCGCCAACTTGCAATTTTGCATTAGGGCTACTCGTTCCAATCCCGACGTTACCCGCACTAGAAGATGTTAAATATACATTAGCTCCACCAGATCCAAGTTGTGATATTCCAGTTGAAATAAGAGTTCCATCTACTTCTAGTTTTGCTGACGGACTAGTAGTCCCAATACCGACGTTGCCGCCAGATAGTATTACCATATCAGCGGTTGAATAAGGCCCACTTCCAGCAACTATAGCAAGACCGGTAAGAGAATTATCATATCCCATTTTAGCTTTTTGACTAGCGCCTTCTTGGAAATTTATAACAGAGTCATTACCTGCTGCCGAATCTAAAAACAATTGAGCAGCACTTGTTGAGTCAATTCTGATATTGCCTACAATTTCTAGTTTTTCAGTTGGAGTAGTAGTACCAATACCTAATCTTTTATTAGCGCTATCAAAAAACAAATCATTATCACCTCCTATAGAAGAGGCTGAATCAAAGAATGCTACTTGTCCTGTAGCTCCAGATCCTGAAGGGTAGCTACCTAATAAATCGGCAGGAGTTATCTGTACGTTTTCTGCACCATCCCAGCCAACTAAATAATTTACGTTTGCTTTATTTGTTTCTACTACGAATTGTGAAAACTTTATTGCCATATCTTAGTGTACTATTTTTAATAAATCTCCTGTTCTGTAAACATCTCCTGTTGTTAATCCTCCTGCAATAGCTGCTGTATTATCTGCAAACTCTGATACACCTGTAACTTTTATTCCTGTATTTGTAGTTTCAAACTTTTTACTACCACTGTAATAAAGATTCACTGATCCAGTATTTTGGGCAATAATTAAATTAGCAGAATCTGCTCCGTTATTAACTACAAAACTATCTGCGTTAACTAATAACTGTCTACCAAGATTTGATTTTATTTTATTTTGATTTGTTGCAGAGTCATGATATATCTCAAAATCTCCACTACCACCAAATTTTAAAAAAACACCATCATTTAATAAAACTTCTTTTGAAAATATTGTTTTTTCACTTGAACCATCCACTCTAAAATATTGAGTCATACCACCTGATCCATCATCTGACTGAAATACTATATCACCATCATCTCTAAACTGTTGAATATATAAATCACCTGTTCCACCTGATTTGACGTAAGAGTGGTTTCCATCGTGATATAGCTCCATATCACCACTATTACCAAATTGTGCTTTAGCATTATCAACCCACCTTGCATTTAGTTGAAAATTAGTAAAAGTATTACCACCATCTAAAAAGAAATATGTAGTTTGACCCCCAGCGCCATCGTCTGATCTAAATATAATATCTTTATCATTAGCTCCATTTTGTATGTACATATCACCAGTAACGCCTTGTATATAATTGTTTGTACCATCGTGGTATATTTCTAAATCTACTGAATCTCCAAATTTAGCTTTTACATTGTCATTATGCTTAGTGTCTAATTGAAAAGTAGTTTGAGTTGCGCTACCATCTAAAAAGAAATATGTAGCTGTTCCGCCAGAACCATTATCACACTGAAATACTAAATCTTGATCATTAACATTTTGCTGTATGTATAAATCTCCAGTGCCACCTTGAGATATATAACTATTACCTCCGTCATGTTTAATATTTAAATCATAACCAGCACCAAAATTAGCCGATATATTATCAGGAAAAACAAAACTTCTACCTGGCCTAACAACACGGTCACTACCGTCTAAGCTTAAATATGTTTCTAAACCACCTGAACCATCATCACTTTGGAATATTATATCTTTGTCATCTGCTTTATTGACTATAAATAAATCACCTGTAAAATTTTGTAAAGTAGTATCACTTCCATTAAAAAACATATTAAAGTTTCCTGATGTACCTAGAACTAATTGTTTACTATCTGCTAAACTTACATTTCCTGCAAAAGTTGCGTTACTATTATCTAAAATATTTACTGAAGCAACACCGCCAGTTCTTATTTCTAAACCGCCAAGTATAGAATTTCTTTTTATAGCGTTATAACCTAAGTTTGAATTTATAAAATCTACACTTTGCCCAGATGGTATAGCAACCCCTGTGTTTGTTGTTTCAAATTTCTTTGAGTTGTCGTAGTATAAATCAACAGAACCATTTTCAGTAGCTGTAATCATAAATTCACTTACTGCTGCATTATAAACTTGTAGCGTATTAGTTGATATAACAAGCAAACCTGTACCTGTATCTGATATAAAACTATTACTGCCATTATGATAGATTTGTAAATCGCTTGCATTACCAAAATTAGCTCTAATATTATCTTCGTGCTTACTATCTTTTTGAAATGATACAACTTCATTAGCGCCATCAACTGTTAAATATGTAGTTTGACCCCCAGCGCCATCATCTGCTCTAAATAATATATCTTTATCAACTGCTCGATTTTGTATTTGTAAATCTCCTGTGTAGTTTTGAATATAACCTTGATTTCCTATAGATTGTATTCTTAAATCTTGACCATCACCAAATTTAGCTACTATACCATCACCAAATATTACATCACCAGTCATTGTACCACCCGCTAAAGGCAAGAAAGGCCCTCCCGGTACAAGTGAGTTTATGAAATCAGCTGGTGTTATTTGAATATTGTCTGCCCCATTATATCCTACAATGTGACTCAATGCAGAAGCGTTAGTTTGTACTACAAATTGAGAGAATTTTATTGCCATGTTATTCTGTTATTAAATCTTCACTAGTTGCTTCATCTACCATTTGAATAGATTGTTGCGTTATAATCTCATCACTACCTGGAGGAGGAAATCCTGGTTGTATGTTTCTGCCTATAATATTAGCTATACAGATCTGTAAAGGCATTTTACCAGAGTGCTAATATGTTCGACGCAGTAGTGCCTGTTGCAAACACTTTCTTGACTTGTACAGGAATAAAAGCTCCTGTATTGATACCTACAAAAGTAACTTCATCTCCTCCGACAGTTTCTACTTTTATATTACCTGCTGTTCCTATATATAAAACGCACCCGAAACTTTTTCCCGTTGCCGATGATACTGAAGGAATATTAGCTGTATCACTAGGTGTTACGGCCGCTGCTCTATATGCTTGTAATTTTTGATATGCCATTTTTTTTATTTATTATATTTATAAGGATGAAGTCTGTTTAGTCCGTCGCGTCTTTCTTGACAGCCACACGGCTTGCCTGTAACTTTTTCATAAGCCTTAGCCACCTTGTCAGCTCCAATTAATTTTGCCGCTTTATGAACAGTATCTCCTAATCCTCTTGATCTCATTTATTTTTTACACTTACAAAGTTTATTTGGACAATCATGTACCTGCACAGTAAGTTTTACTAGCAAATTGTTCCATATACATAATAATTTATTCCAGATGTGTTGAATCCACAATCCAAATTTAACAAATAGTTTTCCCATTATTATTTCTTTTTTCTAAGTTTTTTTAATGTCATAGCAAAATTATATGCTTTTGACCCTTTAGGACACGATTTACTACCTAATTTTTTTCCAGAACACTTTCCTAGTGTTCCTTTCTTCTTTGCATTAGCAAAAGCTTTCTGAATAAAACCTCCCGCCATTACTTCTTAATTAAAGAAGATAGGTGTCCTTTTACATTGTGTACATGAGCTGGATGATCGTGTCTGTAAGACATTCCTTTGTCTGCACCGTATGCGTGACCATACATTTTTTTAGACATACCTTTACTTTCGTCTCTTCTGTCTTTCATAGACTGAGATTTTTTTCCATCTCTTGCTCCTATTGACTCGTCGAGTCTGTCGTTATAACCTTGTTTCATTTTTTAAATTTTAAAATTATTAATATCTTTACAAAGATAACAATTATTTTATGGATGATTTTCTACAAACTTACGACGATGGAATGTGTGTAGGATATAGTATTATTACTGGAGAAAATTCATTTGAGCAGATTGCCTTATTCCTTGATGAAATTATTTTACCTTTTGATCCTACCAAAGAATACATAGATGAAGAAGACATAGATCATATGATAAATTATTTTGAAGAAAAAGAACAATATGAAAAATGTGCTGTATTAAAACATTTTAAATCTACTATAAATCTTGATAACTATTAAATCTACTATAAGAAACAATTACGACAGAAAAGAACCTACAAATGACTATTTAAAATACTGGAGAGTTATTAGATACTGGGTAAAAGCAAAGTACGGTATTACAACTCCAGACCTAGAGATGTTGTTGTTTTTATACAGTGAACAACTATTTAAAAAAACAGATTTCAAAGAATATGAAGAACTTATGTCTTGGGACATCAATAGGTTTGATAGAATGCTTAGAGACGGGTGGATTCATGTTTGGAGAAAGCGTAGTGGAAAACAAGCGACCCTATATGAGCTTACTTATAAGACAAGACGTATCATAGATACTATATACAAAAAACTAAACGGAGAAGAAATATCTGAAAGAAATCCTTTGTTCAATAAAAATGTATCATATACTGACAAAGTATATAGAAACGCAATTAAGAAATTAAACGAAACTACAAAACAACTACAACATCACGCTCCTGAATAATTGTAAGCGGTTCGTCTTTTAATAAAATTTTGTGTCCTGCAGCTTTATCATAATAGATATGGTTATCTTCATTTATAACCTCTACGTTATTTCCTACTTTTAATACTATACCTTTTTTATATCTATAGGCATCTACATCGTGAGACGACAAAAGCAATCCTGAGTCTGTTTTATATTCTTCTACAGTTTCTCTTACTATTATATACTTATTTACGGGCTTCATATTATTTTTTTTCTTTTAGTCTTTCTATTTCAAATTCTAAATGCGCTATTGCCTTATACAAATCCTCTACTGGAGTGTCATGCTTTCTTGAACTACGTAAACAATATGTAACTGCTGTTCCTATATTGTAAGTGCAATCAAAATCTGAAACAACATATCTAGCTTGATAGTTTCTTTTTTTATTTGTTCCTACATAATAATGAGGAACTCTATTATCTTTTGACATATTATTGTTTATTATCGTATGAACGTGCTAATGTTATAATAGCATTTGTGCTTAGAATAGTAGTTGCTACAGAAACAGCGTTTATAAGTGCGTTCTTTGTAACCTTTAATGGATCTATAACCCCCATCTTATACATATCTCCAAACTTTTGGTTTTTTACATCATAACCCCTTTTATCGTCTAGTATGAATTTTATAATACTATCTTGATCTTCACCTGCATTTATTAAAATTTGTTTACATGGAACTGACAACGCATCTTTCAATATTTGTAGAGCTACCTTTTCTTCTGCATTATTTACATTTGTATCAAGATCTTTAGATATCTTAAGTAATGGTACTCCCCCTCCCGCGACAATACCTTCCTCAAGCGCGGATCTTACCGCGCACACCGCGTCATCAACGCGGTCAAATTTTTCTTTTTGCTCTACATCAGAGTTTCCTCCTACATATATAACACCTATGCCCCCGCTTAAACTAGCGATACGTTGCAGGATAAAATCTTTTTCTGATTTTATTTTCGTGTTTTTATGTTGACCCCAAAGTTCTTCAACTCTTTGTGGTATTTCTGCAACCTCATCTTGGTTACGTATTATAATAGTATTGTCTCTGCCTACAATTACTTTAGCGGCATGACCTAAGTCCTCCATACTAATTAGAGATAAGTCATCACCAGTCTTATCACTGAAATATTTTGCACCTACTGCTAGAGCAATGTCGCTCATTAGTTCGTGTTGTTTATAACCAAACTGAGGAGGCATGATATTACATATCTTTAATCCATTTCGAACGACATTAGCAGCTAGTGTATTGACGACATTGTTATGGCAATTTCCAATTATCAGAAGTTTGTCGCCGTTACTGATAATGGGTTTCAATATTTTCTCAATACTTAGTATGTTATTAATCTCTTGATCGACTACAAGTATCTTTACATTCTCAAGCACACATTCATCTTTCTTTTGATTATTTACAAACAAGTTCGATGTGTACCCTCTTTCAACTCTAATACCTTTTGTTACCTCACTATACGTGGTATGACCCTGTGAATTCTCAACAGTAACTAATCCGTCTTGCCCCACTTTATTATAAGTGTCGTATATTATTTTCCCAATCTCTTTGTCATTGTTGGATGAAATTGTTGCAACGTCAAGCAGTCTTTTCTTAGACAATTTTTTAGACTGTTTTTCTAAGTTCTTTATTACGTGTGAAGTGTGTTTGTTGATTTCGCGTATCACAACCGTCGGATTTACCGACTTATCTATGTATTTCTCACCAGCCTCAACTAATGCTTCCGTAAGCACAATAGCAGTCGTTGTACCGTCTCCTGCTGAGGTCGCCGTACGATCCGCAGCCTCCTTCATCATCTTTACCGCAAGGTTCTCTACAGGGTCTAATAAGTCGATTGCTTTAGCAACCGTAACTCCGTCTTTTGTAACCGTGATTCCGTGCGTGTGTGTACGTGATTCTATTAGTACTGTTTGCCCTCTTGGGCCTAGTGTTGACTTAACTGCTTTTGAGATTTTAGCAATTCCGCTAGTTAGTTTGTTTCTTCCCTCTGAGTCAAAATGTAACTCCCTTGGGGTGTATCCTTGTTCCATAACAATTTTATTAAATTAGATTTATACAAATATATGTATTTACTTTTAAAATACAAAGTGACACAGTGTCAACTTTTATTCCCTATTTCTTTTTTTTATTTTTTTTGCTATTACTATATTTTTTTTTAAATATAAAATGACTTTGAAGTTGTCACTCTGTCACTTTTTAATATAACTAATTAATAATCAATTAGTTAAGCAGTGACAAACTAAAAAAAAAGTTGTCACAAGTTGTCACAAACACTAAAAGTTGTCACAAAACAGTATAGTTTACGCAAAAAATATACACACCTTTTCCCAAAAAAAAAGAGCAGCTACTAATTTCACTACTCTTTTTAACCAAAACTCAACTAACTTGGGAAAGTATTTACATGCCGAAATAACTTCGGCCCTCTTCACGCATCTTAGCTCTTTCGATACCGTCTGCGATCATATCTATTTTATATTGCTTCTTCATTTGTTGTCTATACATAGAGGCTTGCTCTATTCCAGACATACCATCTGGTCTGTTATTTATTAACCTACCGTTCTTAATTGTTAATCCGTCCATAACGTTTTATTTATTGTAAAGATACAAAAAAATATTAGACATGTACAGGTAATGGGTTATATATATATTACGACACACCCACCCCAAATTTAAAAGTGTTTTTTTTCTGCCGTCTTGCCTGTAAAAATAAATTTTGGCTCGGATTTTTTAGCTTTTTTCTAGGGGGTCGGCGTGGTGGTGGTTGGTATCCTCTACGCCCCCAGTGTTCACGCCTTCCAACGTTTCACGCTCTGCAAAGTTTCCCAGTTTTTACGCTCGTGTCCTTCCCTCGCGTTATACCCTCCACCCTAAAAGTAAACATAAACGAAACAAGGGGTAAGTATTAATTTTTTTTACTCTGTTAAATGTATTTTATTTAAAACTTTCTTGCGTTTTATTTGCATTTAATAAATATTATTAGTTATCTTAGCGGTATATTAAACAATTAAAATTTAAAATTATGAAGACTTTAACAGATTTATTTCAATTAGTAGCACAGGCAACAGAGCAGAACGGCGAAGAGCTGAGAACTTGGTTTTTTTCATATTCTGGACACGTTAATAAAATGAGTATTGATTATTATTTTACCGGATGGATTAAAAACGGAAAAAGCACTGGACTATCTGAGGAGATAGAACAAACATTGACCCCTGAAGGTATACAGGCGTTATATTGGTTTATTAAAACTCGCCTAAAATAAACACTTTAAAACTTCACTTGCCTTGCTTAGAAATAAGCGGGGTTTTGGTGGTAAAAACATTAACTAAACAAAAAATATTATTATGAATGAATTAAATGAAATTATCGCACAGGTTCAAGAGTTGCATCTGTTTTTTAACTTAACTATTAAATTATAAATTATGAATTTAGAAACAATCAAAACGGAATTAAAAGAACATTTAAACGATTATATATTAAACTCTTTTGAGTGGTCGGATATTGTTGAAGATGCTCAAGAATTACATCATCAAGCATTTAATCAAGACTATTATATAATCGGATATTATCAGTCTGAGCAATGGTTAAAAAAACACGATATAAGCGTATTTGAAGGCATTGAGTTTGTGCAAGATTATGAAAGAACTAATTTTGGTGTTGAGTGGGTAAGAACATACGACAACGCCGAAAGCCTTGTAAATATGATTACTTACATAATAGGCGAAGAACTAGTAAACGAATTAGTATAAAATGAAAGAATTAACTAAATACAAATTAAATAAAATATCTAAAAATTTAGATTATTATTTTAACTCTACAAATTCCGACCAAATAAAAGAGGGTTTAGAGTGGTACAAAAACGCTAATAAAATAGTGGTGAAGCTATCAAATAAATATAAAATAGACCCTTACAAAGTGGCTTCTGTAATAAGTGCTTTAAGCCCTCGTAATAAATGGAGTCAAAATATAATAGATGCGGAAAAAGTCTGTAAAGCGTGGACAAATGGAATAAAGCCTGAAGAAATAAAGGTTTGTACATTTCACACAAATAAATTTAAAGCATTTGCGATTTTAGATAATAAAGTAACTATAACCGATAAAAGTTTAAAGACATTTAATTTCGTTCGAAATATAGCTTATTTAGACCCCTCAGCAGTGACCATTGATATTTGGCATTTAAGGGCGTGTTTTAATAAGATTATTAAAATAGATAGTGCTTCAATCGGTCGTGTAGCATATAAACAGATTAAAGAGTTAACACTAAAGAAAGCACAAAAAACAGGTCTAACGGGCTTTGAATTTCAGGCAATCGTATGGACATCAGTAAGAACAAAATAATAAAAATGACTAAAATTTAATAACTATGAAAAACATTAATAACTTCTTAAACTTAAAATTTTTATTAATAAAGGCTCTTAAAATTCAGGGATCAAAACAAAAATGGATTTACCCGAGATTAAAAACATTAAATATTCACAAAATACACTTTTGCAAATAATAATAACAACTAAAATTTAATAACTATGAAAACATTTTTAAACCTATTTAACAAATCTAAAATCTTTGACACTTTAAGTAATATAATATTTCTAATAGTGATATCAATACTATTTTTTGTAAGTATGCATATTTTTGCTACACCTAGCGAAACTTATACATTTGGAATATATCAATAAAGGTTAACTGATGATGGATTAAATATCCGAAACTGATATATTTATTTTATATCAGTCTTAACCAAAACAATAGTAATTAAAAATAAACTTATGAAAAACTTTACCTTAAAATTAACTAGACAAGAATTAATCATCTTGCAAGATTTAGTATCTCAAAAGAGAGCAAAATTAAATTATACCGAGAGTGCTTATCCATTTGAAAAGGAAATAGTAACCAAAATAAATAACACATTCAAGAAAGAGTTAAACTTAAAAGAAAAAGAACCTATTATTGATTACAAAAAATGGGCTAAAATTTATGTCAAATAAAATTATGAAAAAATATATTGTAATAGACACTTGGAACGGAGAGGGCTACTCATCCGAAAATGGAGTAGACACAAAACAATTTAACTATCGTAAATCAGCGTTAAAATGGGCATACGAAAGGGCTTTATCTAATGCTAATGGCGTTGAGTCTGATGTAATGAGATATTCAGAAATGGAATATACTGAAGTAAAGCCCACAGATAACGGAGATGGCTATTGTTTTACAGGTTATGACAATAACAATGGAAGCTATCAAGTTTGGGAAACCAAAGACACATATGCCTTTATGATTATGTGCAATATTAATGATGTTGCACCACTAACCAAAAAAGAGTTTGAAGATGAGATTGATGAGATAGAGCATTCAATGAATAAGTTTATTGTCAAGTCTGAATTTATGGTTGTTGGTATGGATTGGGGAGAAGAATTAAAATATCCTCAAGACAATGGAGATGTGTTTTACACAGGATTTGATGACTACGACTATCAATTTAGATTAATTAATAACTTAGGTTAGCTGATGAGGATTTAATATCCGAAAGCGACATTTTAATATGTCGCTACTAATCAAAATAATAAATAACAATGGAATTAAAAATGACAAAATTTATCAAAGACTTAGAGTCTGCGAAACTAACCAAAAAAACTATGAAAAAACCAATTAAAAAATTAGATACATCTTGGTTTCTTAATACACAATATAATAATAAAAAATCAAACAAATAAACTATGAAACTATTTTTATTAAATGAGTACGTTGGTGGAACACCTTTTGACTCTCGTACATTGGGAGTTTACTTATCACTTGATGAAGCAAAAAAACACCTTAAAAAAGAATTCCAAGAAAATTATTTTGACCTCGATAATGAAGATGATGAAACAAAAATAATTACTGCTACCTCTTTCTACTATGATTGCGAGGATTGGTGGGGTGGTTGTGAAATACAAACAATAAAAACAGATTTTAATTTAACTAAAATAAAATAATAAAAGCAATGATAAACAAAGTAACTAAAAAGCAAGTAATGGAAGCAATAGAATACCTACACACCCAGGGTTTTGTTGAGGAAATGGGAAGAGATAAAAAATATTATACTGAAATATTATTAAAAAAAATAGGTAATGTTTATAGTATAGATTTAGGGTTAGATAATAACTTAGGTTAGCTGATGAGGATTTAATATCCGAAAAGGTTATAGTTAGGAGAAACCAACTATATAAAAAGAGTCTATTTGTCGTGGCTCTTTTCCTTCCTAATCAAAATTAATAAAATATGAATTATATAGTAGAATTACGAGAGTACACAGAAAGTGGAGAGTACATAGAAAATGACTATGATTTTGAAACTAAAAAAGATGCAATGAAGTTTGCATATGAAAACAAAGGCGATGTTTACGCAATCTTAGAATATGAAGATGGAAAAAATTATGATCCTATACATTTATTTATATAACTATGAAAAGATTTTTAGGAATAGAACAAAAGAAGCAAATTAGAGAAACAAACGTATGGCTAAAAAACAAAGGTGTTCAGCTATCAACTGACATGAGAAAGTCCATTAGCGTTGAGATATGCAAGCCAAATATTTACAAAAACACTAAAAAACACTAAAATGACACAGAATTTAAAACAAAAAGATTTAGCATTAATTACATCTCTTATTTTACATGAGGATATTTTAGGTGGGACAATCTTTCAAACATTCGACAGAGCATATGCAATTGCTGAGAAATTCCAATATATCTATCCTCACGATTTCAAATGGGAAGGCGAAGATTTAAAATTTGATGAAGCAGTAATACTATTTACAAAACAACAAATAGAAATCTCTTTAGATAAGTTCGAAAAAGAAATAGAAGAGATTGAAAGAATAGAAAAAGACAATACTTCTATGATTAAGATAGGCACAGAGGTTAAAATAATAGACAACTTTTATGAGCATCTTGGTTATGTAAAAGATAGTATTGTAAAAATCATAGAACACGATGAATATGGAAACTACATATTAAGTAGTGGTCATTGTTGTTCTGAATCAGAAATAGAAATAATTAAAACTATATAATATGAATGATAATAAACTAATAGCAGAATTTATGGATTTGAAAAGTACAGGTCTTTCCATATATAAGGAAAGCGACTACAAGTACCACACCTCTTGGGATTGGCTGATGCCTGTGGTTGAGAAAATAGATGAAGTATCAGATGAGAACACTTTATTTAAAATAGAATATAATCGTGCCTTTGTAGAAGATATAGAGAACTATTATATTTTTATTGATGTGACAGCAAGCTCAAGACTTGAAGCTACCTACAAAGCTGTAGTAGAATTTATTAAAAACAATAACCTTAAAACTATATAATATGAAAGTAATAATACAACAACGAAGTGTCTACCACAAATTTGCAGAGGTAGAAATAGAAATACCTAACGATGTTGATGAGTTTGACATTCAAGATTATGTCAACGACAACGAACATTTATGGGTAAACAAGATAGACAAGGCAATGAGCAAAGCATCTTACGAGTTTGGTTTTGGGACAGATTCAGATGCCAATTCTTATAACAATTCATTTTTTAATGAACCTGAATCTGATTCTGAATGGAGATATGATTGTCCACAATTAAAGACAGGAGGACATTTATAAAAATATATTTGCAAATTAAATACAAATACATTACATTTATAACTCAATTAAAAATAAATAACTATGGGAAGATATTATTCAGGCGATATAAACGGGAAGTTTATGTTTTCTATTCAGCCAAGTGATGCTGGAAATAGATTTGGAGCAAAAGAAATGCACTCAAATTATATTGATTATTCTGTCGACAGAAATGAATACGAAAATATAGTAAAAGAATTAGATATTATTTTAAAAACAGGTTCTGTTGATAAAGTAAAAAAAATGTTTGAAAAAAATAATTCATATAACGAAAAAACTATGAAAAAGTTTAATGTTACTGATGGAGATTTAAGGCAATATGCTGATTATAATTTAGGAACTGAAATGATAGAATGGTTTGATGAAAATGAAGATGAAGATGAATTAAATTATTTTGCAGAATTATAAAATCAATTAATATGAAAAAATTTAAAATAGATAACTTTATTCAAAGAGCATATGGTTTGGAAATTCTTAACAAGTTTTTTAATGATAAAAACGACAACCATATAAAACATTTGTTCGATATTATATATTGTTACGATATAATAGATGAGGATAAATTAGAGAAACTAGAAAAACAAATATATCAAGTAGAAAAAGCAATAATAGATTCATTGCGTGAATTTGAATTAACAGAAATAAATAAATTATAATTATGACAGGAACAGAAGATTTAATACAACAATATAGAATGCAGATTAAAGCGTTACAAAGCGAAAACAATGTGTTATCCAACAATAATGAAAGACTACACAATGAATTAGAATGGTTTAGAACATATGGACAATATATTTCTAAAGTATTTAATAATGTAGATCAAAAAGCGTGTGAGGTTGCTGATGAAAACCAAGCATACCAAAGAAACTTTTAAATTATGAAAAAAATAATACAAACTTTACAACAAAAGATTGACTTTGTTGATTCGAATGATAGAAAAAAACTACAAAAAATTGTTAGAGAATTAAAAACCATACGATTTTCATCTAAAAAAACCCCAAAACAAAAACAGGACTTGACAGGTTGTGCCTTTGTTCTTTATGGTAGTTTAATAATAATAGTATCATCAATAATATATAGCATATGGACTACGATAGTTGGTTAGTACAGATGGAACATGATTACAGGGGTTGGAACGATGAGGAATATACCTGTGATTATTGCGAACAACCTATTGACAAAAAAGGCTACTGCTCCAACAATTGTTTTGAAGCAGATTTAATGTAGTTTTTATTTTGTCTTGTTGCAAGATTATTGTATTTTGCTTGACTAAAATTTAATTTAATGAAAAGAAAAATATTTGACCAGTACGTTGAAATAGTAGAAAACGCACTTGAAATAACTAAAAATGACATTTTCACTAAAACTAGAAAAAGAGAAAATGTTGAAGCTAGAGATTTATTATTTTACCTATGTTCGCAAAGAAATATGCGAGGTAATTTCATCTTAAATAGATGTAAAGAAAATGGTTTAGACCTAGATGATAGCCAGATAACTAGAGGTAAAGCTAAAATAGAAGAACTAATAAGTTCTGACCCAGACTGGAAACAATTAATCAAAGGTATTTTAAATGACTAGAGAAGAAGTTTGGAAACAAGCTCAGAAACAACACGGAGTAGCTTCTGTTTCTGACAAAGAATGTGAGTCTTATATATTCAAAGGAATTAAGATTATGAAATGCAATGGTGTGTACAGAATATTTAACACCAAAATGAAAGGAGATTTTTACCAAGAAATAACAGAAGAACAATATATACATTTTGAATTACACGGATTTGAATTTGGAGTGTATAATGTTATGACAGATAATCTTCACAATAGTTTAATAAAAATTACAAATAAAATTCAACTAGAAATAAACATCAGAAATAATACTAGGCATTATAATTCTCTTAAAGAAATGAGAACCAAAGTATTAAAAAAATTACTTGACGCAAATAATCACAAAGAAAAATTAACAAAAAATGGGAAAAACAAAATCAGTATTTAAGGAACTTGCATCTATCAATGTAAATTCAAAATTAGAAAAGAAAGGAAGTCTAAGCTATTTATCCTGGTCATATGCATGGGCAATAGTTAAAGATAAATATCCTGACACTACAAGAAAAGTTTATGAGTGTGAAAGCACAGGTTTAAATTATTTCACCGATGGAAAGACTGCTTATGTAAAAGTAGGTGTAACTATAAACGGAACTGAGCATATAGACTACTTACCAATTATGTTAAATAATAATAAATCAATGCCTTTAGAAAAAATTACCTCATTTGATGTAAACAAAACAATACAAAGAAGTACAGTAAAAGCTATTGGTTATCATGGACTAGGTTTATCAGTATGGGCAGGTGAAGACCTTGTTGATGTTAGTGAGGTAAATGTTACCCCTATTGTAATTGAAAAAATAGAAGATGCTTATATATATAATTCAGAAAAATTTAAAAACACTTTAAAAGTTTATAAATCAAACATGGATTGTGACATTAAAACCGTACTGCATCAAGTCAAGAAAAAACATAACCCTGACATTGCTACACTTAATCAACTAGAAAATGAACTTAATAAAATCAAAACTCAAAATGAAAAACCTAAAACAAATGCAAAGTCTGTTAAATAAACTAGAAGATAAAACAGATTGGATTATTCAAGCTAACTTAAATTTAATATTAAAAAATAATGACGGAAAAACAAATACTAAAAAGGTTAAGTAAAGATGAAGATTATTATGGATCTTTTGGTAAACAATATCTATCACAATCTAAAATAGATACAATAATTAATAGACCTTATGAATTTTTCAAAGAGCAAGAACTAACACATTTAAGTAGTGCTAACTTCGAGTTTGGTACTTACTTTCATGCATTAATGTTAGAGCCAGAAAAAGCAAAGCAATATAGTTTTATTGATGTTAAGTCAAGAAGAACAAAAAAATTTGAAGAAGCTTGGCTTGAAAATAATAAGCTTTTAACTTTCGAAGAACAAAGTTTGGCTGAAGAATTAGTCAACACAATGCAAGGCAATGAAGAATTTTCAACGTATATTTATGACGACGAAAACACATTTGAAACACCTGGTCTTATTAAGATTCAAAACACCATTTGGAAAGGCAAAGCTGATATTGTAACTCCTCACTCTGTAATAGATTTAAAAACAACAAGTAACATACATAGGTTTAGTTATAGCTTTAAAGATTATTATTATTCTTGTCAAGCCTGGTTGTATGAAAAAATGTTTGGAAAACCAATGATTTTTTATGTAGCCTGTAAAAAAACTAAGGTACTTGGGAAGTTTCAAGTAAAATCAGATTGGGCAAAACAACATGGAGAGGACAATGTGTTAAAGGCTATAGAATACTATAACAAATACATAATCGGTAATGAGAAATTCTATGTTGAAAAAGATTTATAATTGGTTTATTAAAACCGAAGACTTTGAATTGTGGGTTAAAGTTCCAATGACTTGCAAATCAAAAGAAGATAAAACAGAAATTATCTTAAATTTAATGGATTTATTGGAGCGTAACATAAAAGTAAACAATGAATAAGTACGAACACAAACAAGGTAAGGGTAGTTTATTTGTCAATGACAATAGAACTGAAGAAAATAATCAACCTCATTACTCAGGTAGTTGTAAAGATCCAAACGGAGTAGAATGGAAAATCTCTGCTTGGAAAAACAAATCTCAAGACGGACAAAAAAGTTATTTAAGTATGAACTTTGAAGCACCTAAAGTTGAAGAAAAAACAACTAACAAAACTACTCAAAAAGACGACCTATCAATCGACTTTTAAATTTCAGTAATCATAAGGGGGTGATATAGTGTAAACAATTAAACTTATCACCCTTCTTATTAATCAAACTAACAATTGAATCAAAAAGAAATAACAATATTTAAAAGCATAAAGGATACCTCTACTCCTTTTTATCGACCACTATCATTTATTCTTCAACGAATAGAGGTTGGTAAATCAAAAGAATTGATTCAAAAAATTCGCAAAGAAAAAGATAAGTCAAAAAGAAATTTATTAAAACAAGAATTACCTGCGATATGTTTTTCAGGAAAGTTTCAAAAAAGAAATGATGAATCTTTAGTAGAATACAGTGGTATAATCTGTTTAGATTTTGACGGATTCAAAACAAAAAAAGATTTAGAAGACTATAAAGTTTCATTAATGGATAATGAATTTGTATACTGTGCATTTCATTCTCCCAGTGGATATGGATTGAAAGTCTTAATTAAGGTTCCAAATGAACCTGATAACCATCAATCATATTTTAAAGCATTAGCAAAACAATTTAATAACGAATACTTTGACTCTACAAGTAAAAATATTAGTAGAGTTTGTTATGAATCTTTTGATCCGTTTATATATATAAATGAAGATAGTAAAGTGTTTGATGAAATAATAGAAGAAGAATACGAAGAAAAAAACACATATAGTAATGTACCAGTGTTTCCTATCAAAAATGAAAACAAAATTGTAGAAATTCTAATGAAATGGTGGGTTAAAAAATACGGATTGATTGAAGGTGAACGAAATAATAACGTTTATATATTAGCGGCAGCCTTTAATGATTTTGGAATTAACAAAAATCTTACTGAATACATAATGAAAGATTTTGAAAGCAGTTCCTTCTCCTCAAATGAAATTCAGACTACAATTGATTCAGCTTATAGAAATGTAGCAAACTTTGGCACAAAGTTTTATGAGGATGAGTCAAAAGTAAATGACGTAAAAAAAAAATTAAAAAGTGGAGAGTCTAAACAACAAGTTAGACAATTTCTAAAAACACAAAACGTCAGTAGCGAAGCAATAGATCAAATTATATATGACTTCGACACACAAACATCCAATAAAATTTTCTGGCATAAGAGCGAAAAATCTAAAATTACTATCATACATAATTTATTTAGAGATTTTCTTCACCTCAATGGCTTTTATAAATATACACCTGAAGGCAGTAAGAGTTCTATATTTGTTAGAGTTGAAAATAATTTGATAGACCATACTAGTGAAGATGAAATAAAAGATTTTGTTTTACATTACTTAGATTCTTTAGAGGATAAATCTATATATAATTTTTTTGCTGACAAAACAAGATATTTTAAAGATGATTTTTTGTCAATGCTAAAATCAGTAGATGTATACTTTATAGCAGATACAAAAGACACAGCTTACTTATACTTTAAAAATTGTGCTGTAAAAATCACAGCAGATGATACTATAATTATAGATTACTTAGATTTAGAAGGTTTTGTTTGGAAAGACCATGTCATTCACAGGCAATATGAGGAATGTAAAGATACGCATTGTGATTTTAAAACTTTTATTTATAATGTTTGCAACAAAGATAATGTGCGAGTAAAGTCTATGGAAAGTACACTTGGTTATTTATTACATGCCCATAAAAATTTATCGTATTCACCTGCGGTTATACTTAATGATGAAGTTATTTCTGACCAACCTAATGGCGGTACAGGTAAGTCCCTGTTAGTCAATGCTTTAGGTCAGATGAAAAAATTAGTCATAATTGATGGTAAAGCATTTGCTTTTGAAAGGTCGTTTGCTTATCAATTAGTTTCTGCTGACACGCAATTATTATGTTTTGACGACATAAAAAAACATTTTGAATTTGAAAGATTGTTTAGTGTAGTTAGTGAAGGTATTACTTTAGAGAAAAAAAACAAAGATGCAATTAAAATTCCTTTTGAAAAATCTCCTAAATTAATTCTTACCACTAATTATGCAGTGAAGGGTGCAGGTCAAAGTTTTGAAAGAAGAAAGTGGGAATTAGAATTTAAACAACATTATACAACTACAAAAACACCCTATATGGAGTTTGGTAAATTATTTTTTGGAGATTGGAGTAATGAAGAATGGTGTGCATTTGATAATTACATGATAGAGTCTTTACAATTATATTTAAAGAGTGGTCTAATTAGAAGTGAATTTGTAAATCTTAAGATTAGAAAGTTATCAGCAGAAACATGTCATGAATTTATAGAATGGTGTGGCTTAATTAAAAGAACCCCAGGGTCAGATAAATTAAGATTTAATGAGAAGCTTTACAAACCTGAATTATATTTGGATTTTATTCAAGACAACCCTGACTTTGCACCCAAGGCTAAGATGACTGTATCAAGAGTAAAATTTTATCAGTGGCTTGTGTCATACGGTATATATGAAACAGGATCAAATCCTGAAGAAGGTAGAGACAACAAGAGTAGATGGATAATGTTTAAGGATGAAAACAAACAAATTACAGATGAAGCACAGTCTGAATTGGATTTCTGATTTTAAATGGTGTATTGAAAATGACTGGCAAGTATATATAGTTCCTGGAACATATAAAGATCATAAAATTGCAATACGCAAAGGAGGAATTTCAAGTCATGGAAAAGATTATAGACGTGATGTTTATGGTGCAGAGTATTATAGCAGTGAGATTGTTGGAAGTAAATTATATAAAACACAACAAGAAGCTATGCTTGAAATAAAAAATGTATATAAGCAAATTAGAAAAAAATATGAGATTAAAATCTTTTGAATTTAGACAATATCAAAAAGAAATAGTTGGTCAAGGTACAGGAATTCTATTGAGAAATAAACTGCTTTACTTAGCTATGGAGGTTAGAACTGGTAAAACCTTAACAAGTCTAGGTATATGTGATAAATTATACATAAGTAATGTGCTTTTCATAACAAAGAAAAAAGCTATTAGTAGTATTGAGGATGATTATAATATGTTGAAGCCTAATTTTAATTTAGAAGTTATTAATTACGAAAGTCTTCACAAGATAAAAAAAAGAGGATGGGATGTAATAGTTTGCGATGAAGCACATAGTATGGGTGCCTATCCTAAACCTAGTAAAAGAGCAAAGCAAGTAAAAGAATTAATACAAATAAACAATCCGTATTATATTTTATTATCAGGTACTCCAACCCCTGAATCCTATTCTCAAATGTATCATCAAGTTTTTGGTCATCCTGAAAATCCATTTAAAAAATACACTACCTTTTATAAATTTGCTAGATTGTATGTAAATATTCGGTTAAGGTATTTACACGGATTTAATACAAAAGATTATTCAGACGGAACAATAGGTATATTAAGCGCAATGAAACCTTACACTATATCATATACTCAAAAACAAGCTGGGTATAAAGTACAGACAACAGAAACTATATTGACTGTTGAAATGTCAGACTCAACTTATTCCTTGTGTAAAAGACTAAAAAAAGATTTAGTTATACAAGGTAAGGATGAAGTTATATTGGCAGACACAGGAGTAAAACTTATGAGTAAGCTACATCAAATGTATTCAGGTACAGTTAAGTTTGAGAGCGGTAAGTCTATGATTATAGATTCATCCAAAGCTAAGTTTATAAAAAACAAATTTAAAGGAAAGAAAATAGGTATATTTTATAAATTTACCGCAGAACTTAAAGCT